TGACCGCCGCGAGCGCATGATAAAGCACTCAACCATAACAGGACCGGTCCTTGCGAAATACATAGAGCTTAATTCCGTAATTGACCGCGCGCTTAACGATGTTGAGGCGGGAATAAGACGCTCGCTGCTTGACGATATTACCGTGGGACGCGGGTACGACTTTTCTGATGCATCATGCTTTCTCGCCAAAAACACCTATTATATGCGTAAGCGCAAGCTGATACATGACATCGCGGCGGGGCTGGAGCTGATTCCTTAAGTCTCACCGTTTTGGCTCCGACAACGCGCACACGCACACGCACGCCCGTCCGCGCACACGCACGGACGGGCTTTTTTTGACCCAAAAAGCCGAAAATCTCACCCAAAACGCCTATAAATTGCGACCAAAACGCCAAAAGTCTGTGATATGATATATATGTGCCATATGTCCATCGAGACGAGAGCCCTATTATTCCGCCAAGGAATATTGGGGCTCATTTTGTTTTTTATACGCTGTTTTACAGAGAAACGGAGGAAAAATGAGCGAAAAAAAGCCAAAGAACACAGATACAAAGAAAAACAAAGCTCCGGCAGACTCGAAAAAGACCAATACAAAGAGCAATACAAAGAAGAAAGCCGCCACTCAGAACCGAAATCCCGACGGAACGTTTGCCAAAGGCAACAGCTTTGCCGAGAAGTATGAAGAGCAATATGCCGATAAGCTGATAGAATTTTTCAGCCAGCCGCTGAGTCGGATCGAATATAAACGCACCTACGACGAGAACGGAAATATAAAATCCGAGAAGCCGGTCGAGATAGTAAACGATTTTCCCACGGTCGGAATGTTTGCGAGGTCTATCGGAGTGTCGGTATCCGCTATCAAATCGTGGGCGGGGATCACAGAGGACGGCAAATTCAAGCACGACCGCTTTGCCGCCGCGTACGCGAAAGTAAAGGAATGGGCGGGAGGAATGCTCGAATCGGGGTCGATCTCGGGAAAGCTTGACTCAAGCATGGCTAAATTCGTGCTTACCAACGACTACGGCAAGCAGGATAAGCAGGTGATCGACGCAACCGTTAACGGTCTCTCTGAGAAGGACCTCGCACTTATCGAGAGGGTTGCAGCACGTCTTGGAGGTCAAAGCCTTGAAGACGAAGAAGAATAATGTCGCAAACGCCGCCGCTTATATTCAGCGGATACGCCGCGCGGAGTTCGAATACTGCCGAGGTGACGTAGTTTATTGGGCGAATAACTACTGCGTTATCGAAGACAAGGACTCGCCCGAAATTATAATCCCGTTCAAAGGATGGGAGGCGCAGAATCAAACGCTGCTCGATTTTAAGGAACACCGTCTTAACCTTATTTTGAAGGCTCGACAGATGGGCATTACGTGGATCGCGCTGTATTTCTGCACTCACGACCTTATATTTAACCTCGGCCACACCGTTGTCGCGCTGTCAAAGACCGAGGAGGACGCAAAGGAGCTCGTTCGCCGAGTATGCGTTGTTCTCGGCAATATGACGGAGCTTTTGCGCGGAGGAGACATACGCTGGGAGGCTACTGCCGGCGCTGTCTACATAACTGACGGGTCGCGCCGTCTTATATCTACCTTCAAAGCCTTTCCTGCCTCACCGTCTGCCGGACGTTCGTTTACAGGTAATATCCTGCTCCTCGATGAATGGGCGTTTCAGCAGTACGCTGATGAGATATGGACGTCGGCTTATCCTACTATAAACCGTCCCACGGGCGGAAAAGTTATCGGTCTTTCCACCATTATGAAGGGAACGCTTTTTGAGCGCCTTTGGATCGAGGAAAACGAATTTCATAAGATCTTTCTGCCGGTATTCTGCGACCCTCGCAGAACGAAGGAATGGTATGAAAGGACCGCGAAGGATCTTGGCGTGAAGGTCAAGCAGGAATATCCGCGAACTGCCGAGGAGGCGCTTTCTAACCTCGGAGGAAGCTATTTTTCGGAGTTTGATTACAGTGAGCACACCTGCGAGCCCTTCCTTATCCCGTCCGATTGGACGGTCTATAACACGATGGACTACGGTCTCGATATGTTCGCCCATTATAAGGTGGCTATCGACAACGAGAACGTCGCGTACGTGTTCCACGAAATATATGAGAGCGGTCTGATAATATCCGACGCCGCCGCGAGGATCAAGCAAGCGGAGCTTGTAGACAACGGCGACGGAACGGCCGAGGCTTGGTATCCTCCGCGAGTCAGGCTTGCGCCTCCCGATATGTGGAACGCGTCTCAAGAGTCGGGCAAAAGCCGGGCGCTGCTTTTTGACGAGAACGGCATCGAGCTTGTTAAGTCAAACAACGACCGAGCGGCGGGCTGGCTCGCTCTTAAGGAGCTTTTAAAGCTCCGCACTTCAGCTGACGGCAAAACGTACACAAGGATAAAGATATTCCGCACCTGCAAGCATCTTATACGCACACTTCCCCAGCTTCTTATTGACGAGAAAAAGCCCGATGATTGCTTGAAAGAGCCTCACGAGCTGACGCACGCGCCCGATGCTCTCAGGTATTTCGCTATCTATTGGACGCAACCGCCGCAAGAGAAGCCCGCAAAAAAGGTAAAATACCGACCTGACCTCCTTGAGGACTACCGAAACGCAAGTCCGGAGGAGCGTCTCGAAATAATTAAAAAATACGGAGAACCAGAATTATGAAAATTGAGTATCAAGACGGCTCGAAGCTTGTGTACTTCCAAGAGCTGTACCGTGAAGCCCGCGCCGCATCGGAGGAGATCTACGCAAAGCTTGAGCGCCATCTTTCGCAGTATAAAGGAAGCGACGAGATCGACGGCTCGAATGAGAGGGCAAAGATCGTTCGTAACATTACTTACGAGCTTGTGGAGTCGCAGATCACGGGATATGTTCCGAATCCGTCCGTCTCCCCCAAAATGCACAGTGACCGAAACGAGAGAAACGCGAAGAGCGCAGAAACTCTTCTGCGAAACAAACGGGACGAGCTTCCTTTTGAAAAGCTCAACGATATCGACGAGAGATATAATCCCATCTACGGCGGCTCGGTCTGGCTTGCTGAGTGGGACGAATCTATCGTTACGCATAATACGGTAGGCGACGTTAAAGTTACCTGCCTCAGCCCGTCGAAATTCACGGGTCAGCCTAACATCTACGAAATAACCGACATGGAATACTGCTTTATCGAGTTTGAGACCACGAAGGAGGACATTGTAAGAAAATACAAGGTCACACCCGAGGTCGCGGACGAAACGGAATCAGATGAGAACGCCGACGATAAGACGGCGACGCTCTACGTCTGTTATTACAAAAACGATGAAGATAAGGTCTGTCAGTACGTTTGGTCGGGAGACACGAAGCTTCTCGACATTGAGGATTACTACGCGAGAAAGCGCCTTGTATGCAAGAAATGCGGCAAGCGTAAAGAACTTTGCAACTGCGATAAACCGGAATACAAGCGCGAGAACGAAGAATACGAGGAGATCGACCGCGATATTCCTCTGTCGGACGGTACGTTTATTCCCGCTGTCAGCGAGGTTATAGAGGACGGTCAGGTCGTTATGACGACAGAAAAGCGGCATGCGATCACAGAGACAGGGCAAGTCGCCATGGAGGACGTTGGCGGCGTTCTTATGCCTATTTATATCGACGTGCAGGTGCCGAAGACCGAGCCGACGAGGCTCCCATTCTACCATCCGACAAGGCTCCCCGTTGTTATCAGAAAAAACACGTCCCAGGAGGACAGCCTTTTCGGTCAGTCGGACTGCGAGTTTATACGGCCTCAGCAACAGGCAATAAATAAGGTCGAGTCAAGAATTTTGGAAAAGATCATGAGCAGCGGCGTTTATCCCATCGTACCCGATGATTTTAATATGGATCTTGACAACAGCATATTCAAAAAGGTGTTCAGAGCAAAAGAATCCAATTTTAACCGCTTCGGCAGAATCGACCTGAGCGTTGATATATCTCGCGACGTCTCGGAAGCCGAGCGCCTTTACGATCAGGCGAAGCGTATTCTCGGTATTACGGATTCATTCCAGGGGCAGCACGACAGCTCCGCGCAGTCCGGCAAGGCTAAACAGCTTCAAATACAGCAGGCGGCAGGACGTCTTGATTCCAAGCGTCAGATGAAAAACGCCGCATATGCCGAGATCGACCATATTATTTTTCAGTATTATCTCGCATACGCGGACGAGCCGCGCCCCGCTGTATATAAGGATTCCTTCGGAAGGATCCAGAACAGCACGTTCAACCGTTACGACTTCATCGAGAGGGACGAATCGGGCGAATATTACTACAACGACGAGTATCTGTTCTCTGCTGACGCGACCGTCGACGTTGAACGCCAAAGAGAGCTTATATGGCAGGAGAACCGACAGAACTTCCAAAGCGGCGCGTACGGAGATCCGTCAACCCCGCAGACTCAGCTCATATTCTGGCTCAATATGGAAAACGCGCATTATCCATTCGCTCACGACAACGTGGAGCGGCTCAAGGAAGAGATCGCGCGCCAGCAGGAGATAGCGCAGCTGCAGCAGACTGTAGCGCAACTCCAGGACGAGGTAAGCAACAGAGCGGAATACGAAAATTATCTTATCGAAGAAATGAAGAAGAAAGCAGGTAAATAAAATGGATCCGAACAAAGATAAGCCTCAAGGGAACGTACCGACAACGGTTACTCCTACGACAACTCCTACGACCACCGGGACTCTTCCGCCTCCGGTAGATACGTCATACGGCGCAAATTTACCGATCGTAAGCACGGGCTCCGACAACGTTAAAGTCGACAATTCTTCATCATTGTCTGGCGCGAGCTCCAGTGGAATAAGTTATGGAAACGGAATCTCTGTACAAGGCGCAGGAAACGGCGCCGGAGTGGATTACTCCGGAGAAAATAAAGTTTCCGCGAACGGTGGTGGCGGAGGAAACACGGGTGCGCCGACCGACGTTGCCTCCGATCCGATTTACAGTTACGAGCAGTTTTTGCTTAATAAAGAAAAAATACATAAGGAAATGTATAATGAAACCGTTGGCTTTTATGACAAGCAGAATCAAGATACGCTCGCGGCGATCGAGGAACAGCATAGGGCTGCGGATTCAGCGTACCAAAAGCAACGACAAATGGCGGTGACATCTGCCGCAGACCAAAAAGCGGCGGACATAGCCGAATCGGACAAACAAAGAACCCTTCTTGTCAACATGAGCGAAGATATGAAAAACTCCGTTTACGCTTTTGCGGAGAGTCAGAATATCTCCGATATGAATTACGCCTCTGAGCAGTACGAGCTTCTTCTTGACTCCATAAACGCAATGAAAGAATCCGGCACCGCAATGGCGGCTGATATGAGAGATCTTCTCCTCAATATGTCGGAATCCGAGCGTCAGGCGGTTTATGCTCAGGCTGAGGAACGCAGGGCAGCTACGACGAATTACGCCAATACTCAGTATCAAAAGCTCGTTGATGCTATCGTGGCTCAGCAAACGTCCGGCACTGCAATGGCGGCTGATATGAGAGATCTTCTTCTCAATATGTCGGAATCGGAGCGTCAGGCGGTTTATGCTCAGGCAGAGGAGCGCAAAAACGCTACGGCGAATTATGCTAATACTCAGTATCAGAAGCTCGTTGATGCTATCGTGGCTCAGCAAACGTCCGGCACTGCAATGGCGGCTGATATGAGAGATCTTCTCCTCAATATGTCGGAATCCGAGCGTCAGGCGGTTTACGCTCAGGCAGAGGAGCGCAAAAATGCTACAACGAATTACACCAACACTCAGTATCAAAAGCTCGTTGACGCTATCGTAGCTCAGCAGGAGTCAGGCACAGCTATGGCGGAGGATATGCGGGATCTTCTCCTCAATATGTCGGAATCGGAGCGTCAGGCGGTTTATGCTCAGGCAGAGGAGCGTAAAAATGCTACGGCGAATTATACCAACACACAGTATCAGAAACTTATCGATGCCATAAACCATCAAAAGTCCACCGGTGAGGCAATGGCGTCAGAATCCCGCAATCTTCTTCTTTCAATGTCGGAAGAAATGAGAAATAAGATTTACGAAGCTGCTGAACTTCAAAGAACACAAGCGCACACAGGCGCCGACGTTGAAAAGCAGAGGCGCGCGGTGGATGCAAGCTCCTCATACGAGCAAAATAAAGCTTCTTACGGCGCGCAGGCAGAAGCTCTCGGAAGAATGGGCCTTTCGGGAAGCGGCTACGGGGATTATTTGACCTCCCGAGCTTACACTCAGCAAAGAGCCGAAACACAGCAGGCGGCAGCAAATGCAGCCTCTGTTAAGCGAGAAGCGGATTATATTGCCGAAAATGAAAAGCTTCAGGCAGATAAGGATTACTTGCAAAATAAGTATAACGCCGATTCACAGTATAGCCGAGATATGTATGATATCAATACTACGTATCAAAACAATATCCTCAATGCTGAGCAGGATCGAGATAAAGCCCTATATGAAGCAGATCTCGCGGAGAGAGATACTAAAGCTTCCGCCGATTCGGCTCACGCGCAGAATCAGTATAATGCCAACGCGCAGTACACTCGAGATAAGTATGATATCGATACTACGTATCAAAACAATATCCTCAATGCTGAGCAGGATCGAGATCAGGCTCTATTTGAAGCAGATCTTGCAGAAAATGACGCAAAAGCTTCCGCCGATTCGGCTCACGCGCAGAATCAGTATAATGCCAACGCGCAGTATAACCGCGATAAGTACGATATAGATACCGCGTATCAGAACAACCTCCTCGACGCAGAGCAGAACCGCGATCAAGCTATCTA